CTGTGGCGGCTGTTGGACTTGAAACATTGGAATTATAAGCAGCCGAAGCCCCCCCGCCAGACTGACCAGTAATAGTTATACCGCCTGTTCCAGTTGGAGTAAACACACTGTCAGCCCCAGAATTACCACTAGATTGGGCGTTATTGCTAGTAGCGCCACCAGCACCAACAACGCAAGTTGCAGAAGCGCCCATTTCTGTTTTGTTGTAGAAACGAATAGCTGTGCCAGCACCGCCGCCGCCTGAACTACCCCAATAACCACTTCCATGAGCTGAGACTCCAGCAGCACCGCCGCCGCCACCTGTGCAAATTACTAAGAAATTAGATTTTCCAGCCTCAGGAATGAAAGTATGCGTTGTCGTTGAACCGGCTTGTTGCTGTGCGTGTCCACTATTATCAGCAATATCGTTCCCAAAAGCTTCAAATTTTGCTCCACTAGCTAACGCTAACCAAGCCGCACCAGAATAAAACTCAAGATGATTAGTACTCTGTGTATTTAATCGAAGATCACCCTGACTTAAAGCACCACCACTAGGTCTATTAGCATCATTTCCAGCAGGCAAGGTGATTGATTTACCTGTAAAGTTTGGATCTTCAGCAGGTGCTAAACCAAGATTTTCAGATATTGAACCAAGTGTTACCCATCCATTATTAGAACTGTTTCTGATTTTTAATTTGTTATTAGTCGTATCAACCCAGAGTTTGTAAGCAATCGTTGTTGTTGGTGCTGATGCTCCTGAATTAGTAGTTTGTATGTCTCCTAAAATCTGATTTAGTTCTGTTCTAAATGCAGACCCACTTACATTGTCGATAATGTAATCTCTTTGATTAGTCATACTGATACCTGATTACCAAAGCCAGAAGCACCCCAAACAAATGATCGAGCATAGCTACTGTCATTAGCTGTATTCTTAAATGTTACTTCAAAACCTGTGCGTGTAATGTTATCTATTTCAGGATAATCACCAACTTCTCTGTTACTAGCTACTTGCGTAACAAAAACGCTAGGCGGTTCGTAAAAACCATGAGCGAAATTAACTTGATATGGCGCTGAACCTGTTGTAACTGCATTAGTAATACTTTCGGTTCTAGGTTGAAGCTCAACAGTGATTCCAAGTCGTCTAATTGCAATATTTTGATCAACATTTGTACTTGTTAATTTGACTCTAAATTGTAATCCTCTAGCCCTTACCAAACCATTCACTATCTGTTGCCAATCACCCCAAGTTGGTGACGAACTAGGATCATCATTTGTTGCTCTATATTCAACGACAGCATTACAATCACTAGAAGTTAAAGCAACCTCATCATCTATCAAACCCCAAGTATCAATCAAAGCACTTTTACTATCCCAAAGACTTTCATCATCAAACATAAAACTTACTAACTCTCTCGTTAAATTCACATCATAAATCTGAGTTAAATCTACAGAATTTGCAAAATAGTATTCACCACTGGCAGCGGTCGCATTATTAGAAACTGATAATCTTAAAGAATCTAACGTTGAATCATATGCTGTATTTGTTTTTGTACCTGTAAAATTAGCTGTATGTTCATCAACAAATTGAACAAATAAACGATCAGTAACAGCAGGCATCACAACAGTTGCTTTTGTTGCATCCCAATCGGCTATCAAGTTTGAAGAAGGACCAGTAGAAATACGTCCTCCGTCATCTTTAAATTTAATCAAGTACGCATTTAATCCAGGTAATAAAGGCACTTCCCCGCTAGTAGTGTTTCCATCTTGTTCTAAAACAATTGTTGCATCAGCCCATCTAGCAGATCCGTTTGTCGATTGTGCGATTAAAACTTTTCCACCAATTAATACATCTTTTTCAGTACTTTGATCCCACTGGAGGAGTCCTCTTTCTTGATTTATAGGAGTCAAAGTGACACCCGTAACATCTGTTGGAGGTGCTGTTTTTCCTATCGCTGTATGTGTTTTAGTGGCTGGATTTACTGATCTTAAACCTGATGCACTAACGCTATAAACCTCTATTTCATACGTTCCAGCAACAACATCTAATATCTCAATTTGCTTAGTCTTTTCTGCGATTCTTGATTGCCAATCATTGTTGTTATATCTAAAACGAACATAAGCATTAGCAGTGTTATTAATCCAAGAAACTATTATTTTGACTCTTGCACTACCTAAATTTTCATAAATCAATTCAGTTGTATCTATCGCCGGATAAGTGTGAGCATTACCGTCACTATCAATTCCTTCAACAGCAGCAGGAGCAGCAGGAGCTACATTCAAGTTCGTAACATTCCTTGTCGTTAATGATATTCCACTTTCAATATTTGCATATTTAGAGGAGTTATAAGAAACAGCAGTTACACCATAATTAATACCATCTTGTTCCTCTACTGAGACAACCCGCCATGTTGAAGTTTGTATGCTTGAATTTTGATACACCCATAATGTATTGGCATTAGGCGCAGAAGAAAAACCAGAAGATAAATTAACAACACCTGATGAAATACTGCTTATAGGTTTAGTTTCAACTGAACCATCTGAAAGGATAGCTGAAAGAGTAGGACTATTAGAAGTTACTAAACCTGTTGCATCATCGACTGTGATAGCTGTAGTTGTTGCACTTTTTATCCTTCCTGATTTCCTAGAACCTGCCCTCATTTCATCAGCTATTTCTATTACTTGACCTGGCCTACAAACAACACCTGCATCTATAGAAGCAACAAAGGAACACGTCTCACGTTCATTGTTTTCTGTATATAAAAGCCATTTACCTAATCTTTGAGCTTGCGCTCTACTCGTACAAGCAAAAGCATCAATGTTTCTAACAATTGACCCATATCTAGCAATATTAGTATTGTCTTTTACTTCTTCATAGTTGTAATCTCTTAGTTCATTATCAAAGTATTTAACAACAGCAACAGTAGCTCTATTCTTTTGACTACTTGTTTGATAATTAAAACCTGGCTCTAAAACATTTGCAATACTAAATAAATAACTTGTATCTTGTGGGGCATCTTGTGTTAATGCGACTGAACCCGCTTGCCAATAAGCTTGAGCTCTAAATACGGAACATAATTGATTAATTACTGTGTAAGCCTCTTGAGCTGTTTGTATATTTACATTGCAGGCAAAACGAGGTTCAGTTCCTCCAGCTCCATTACTAATTAAAGCACTAGCGTAAACACTAGCGGCATAAAAAGAGAACTTATCTAAGTCTGCTTCTGCTAAGTAACCTGTATTAGTTGAACCTGTTCCATTCGTTGTATCAACACCCAAACCATATCTGTAAGTTGTTAACAAATCGAATAAAATCCAAGCTGGATCGTTTGTTACTACCGCTGCCCCTAATGTTCCATTAAATGTTCCTGAATAAGCAAGACTTCCGTCAGCTCTAACAGTTGCATTATGAGGAACTTTAACTTTAATTCCTTTAACTAAATATGTTCTCTTGGGAATACTTGAAAACTGTTCTGCATCAAGTCTTAAACCAACTAATGCTGAATTTGGATAAGCTCTTGAATCATAAATAATCTCTGTGTAAGTATTCCATTGAAACGCATTAACTAGTTTTGGGTTTGTTGAATCATCTGTAATTCTTGTAACTTTAATATTGACAGGAAAAGCACCGTCTAATTTTAATACATATTCTCGTTGATACAAATCACCTGTTCTACCTTTTATTTTTCCATTATCACCAGATACTTTAGTTTGATAACTTCCCCCTAAATATTGAACAGCAATTTCTAAATCGATCTCACTACCTTCAATATCACCATCATCAGTAATTTTTTGTAATTGTGGTACAGATATTGTTACTTTGACTGCATCAATATTTGAATTAGTTAATTGTTTAACTCCTGGTGTATTTTTAACAATCGTACCTAAACCTGTATTTTGCACCTGTGCTGTATTTTCAGTTAGAGGTATAACTGTTTGAGAAGACGTTCCTGTTCTTTCTGCATACGAAACATCTTTAAAGTTAAAAGTACCGTTTGCATTTTGTAGAGGTGTGTCATTTAAAAATATTGATTTTGCACCGTCTACTAACCCACCAATTTCACCTTCTGAAAGAAGATCAAGAACACGACCAAATTGTTTAGATTCAAGGTTATCTTTTGCTGTGGAAGTTGAGCCACCTCCACCACCGCCTTTACCACCACCACCCGAACCAATAACTAAATTTGTCATGCTTCTACCTCAATTTGTTGTGTATCAATTGCCGCCGAAATAACGACAGAACCAACTAAGACTTCTGAACCATAGACGATAGGAACAGCAACGCCCGCACGACTTGTGTTTTGTATTCCGCTAAAACTAAAACTTCGCCTCGGGTCTTGTTCCGAATTAGGTACAGAAGGAACAGGTGTCAATAATCCGCTAATGCCACTTAGTACCAAAGACGCACCAACTGAAGCCGCAGTAGAAGCCCAACCCGCCGCACTAGCAAAAGCCGTCCCACTTGATAAACCTGCTAAAGATGCACCACCCGTAGTAAAAGCCAATGTTATTAATGCAGCGCCTAAAATGATTCTTCCAACGTTTCCACCTGCACCAGCGACTACAGGAACAATAGAAATATCACTCTGCCCAGTTGGATAGTGCAACTCTTCTTCTGATAACTCCCAACTTCCAGCAGAAACTTTATAGTGCTGGTCATACATGTGTTTTTCTATTCCTTTAAAATTTACGCACAAGAATTTCATTACCTGAGCCATATTTGATACTTCCGCTTCTAATACACGCTCACCTACAAACTTTGCTAATTCGCCGTATAGTTTTATCTTACGCAAAGTCATAACGAATCCTCTTACCTGTGCATTTTAGTAGCCATTCATCTAATAAATCGCGACTAGATAAACGATTTTGCAAATGATGTAATAGCAACTGATCGCCAAGATATAAACCGATATGGTTTAAACCAGGGGAACGCATACTCATTAATAATAAATCATTCTTTTTTAATTCCTCATCAGGTCTTAATTCTCTAAATCCTGTTGCAATAAACGAACGCTCAAACATTGGATTTAAAATAAAAGCTTCTGAACTTGTTGGTCTATCCCAGTCTCTTAAAGTAATCCCTAGATGTTCTTTGTAGTAATCACGGCACAAGGACCAACAATCATTAACGCCCCATACCCATTTACGACCTATTAAAGGCGCTTTATACCCGCAAGGTTCATACTCAACCCATTGTTCTAAATTTGGCTGAACTACATACCATTTAAGTTTAGTTTTTTCACAAGCAACTTTATCGGCCATCGATAGTTCTGGGGATGTTACTGGATGACTATGAATAACCGCTGTTACTTCTCCTGTGTCTTCTGCCTTTGCCCAATCTTCTGGGTCAATAATAAACATATCTTTTGGATCTTCTGCAATATTTTTACAAGCAAAATAAGTTTCTTTCCCTTTAACAACAACTAATAAACCACAAGATTCAAACGGATCTTCACCCTTTGCATGATTTAAAGCTTTATCTTTCCAAGTCATGAATAAAACGACCCAATACCAGGGAACTCGTCAGGCAATACTTGTCTTTTAGGTAAACGAACACCCATCACATCTATTTTTGCAGCTAGTTCAAATTCAACAATCTCTCTTGTTTCTGATGACTTACGATCAATCACATAAATCTCATCTGGAAATAAAGCAGACGTATCAGGGGTGTAAGGACTATTGCTACTAGGAAAATTAGCAGCATCTAAATACCTTAAAAGTGTTCTTCTTCTTGTTACTTTTGCACCCTCTAACCCCATTGATAGAGTTAAAAGAATCGTCGTGAATGTTCCTAAAATGTTGCTAACCCTAAGAGTTGGTCTTGGCAATTGCTTTCCGTAATCAAAACCATCAGCTTCAACAGGAAGAGCCGTATAAGTCTGACCGTCAAAAATAATATTCCCATTTGCATTTTGATTTGTACCAGCATGAAAACGATAAACAGTACTAGCCCCGTGAATGGTCGAACTTAATTCAAGAATAAAAAGCTCAATAATTGAACTTGGATTCGCATTTTGTAGCTCACTAACAGGAACAGCCATTAGGGTTCAAATACCTCTTCAAATGTCGCTGTAATAGTTGCGTAACCTGCGATATTGATTTGTTTAGTCCAATCAAGGCAAATATATTCACCAGAACTTGATTCGTTTGGTGGGGTCCAAGTAAAGCAATCTGCGTCTGAAGCTCTTGCATCAAGGAACGTTTCAATTGTGTCTGACTCCGCTTCAGTTATGTTTTCCCAAGTAGGGTTCCATGTCTTAGCGTTTTGATTCATCCCAAAACTAATTCTGGCTTCATAACCATCAGCGAATTTAACCCGTTTAAGGTTGGGTCTTGATGTTTTAGAAATCCCGTAACTTGCAGCGGGTGAGGTAGGAAAAGTAGCCATAATTAAGCAGCGCTAAGTACGCCCCCAGGTCGTTTTTGTTTTACTAATTCTTGTTTAACTGCTGCTGATATTGCACGACCTAAAGCCGCCGCCTGTCCTTGATCTCCTTGTACTTGTGATTGTCCTTTTGCATCTACGTTAACAACAACAGAAGTATTACCTAATTGATTGTTTGGGGTTACATGCCCGCCCTTGCTACCAAGACGTAATAATTCAGGACCACGCTCACCTACTAAATAACTTCTACCAGCACTAACTGGGCCGCCCATTGCTCTAGCCATCT